TCCAGAGCCGACTCATCAATATCCGTTCCCAGACCGAGACTGTCGAGATAGTCAAGGTCTGAGCAGTTGTAATACAAGCTTTCTTTTAGCGAAGAATAGAAACCGTCTTTAGCGATTCCTATTCTTTTGCATAGGATAGAAGTCTGAAAAGTCAGAGGCGTTAAGTCTCTCTTCATTTGCTTGATGTAATTCTCACCAAGCAACTGAAGGTTCTCTATACTTGAATATTCCTTATAGTAAACAGCTACAGATCGCATTTGGTTGAGACTCTTATCGAGCCATCTGAGTTGCGTTCTAAGACGGCGCGGAACATCTTTCTTTTCTTTCCGGAGCTGACGGATTCGTTTTTTCAACTCCCAGATTTCCGCGATGGTAGCCTTGATGCACTCGATAAGATCCTTATCCATCTTATCCTCATAATGAAGAAACCATGAGCCTTTCTTAGTCTGAGGCATATCAGACAGGATCATGAGCGAGTGATTAAACGAGTGTTTTCCGAAGTAGCTTTTGATTCCACCATTAGCAGGAAGAGTTTCTTCCTTCAGTTTCTCGTAGTCAATGAACTTTGCTTCATCGACTAAGAGCCATGACAAAGTGAGAGAGTTTGAAGATCCTGGTCTGTCCTGCGATATAAGGATAGCTACAGAGCCATTGTAGAAGGATATTACATGCTCGTAAGATACTGGCTCTGTTATAGGCTTACGGAAATACTTAGGAGGGCGTTTGCCTATCACATAATGCACATCCTTAATGAACCCCCATCGCTTCCATGCAGCGAGCAACCCCGGTATTGTGTTCGTCAACCCGTGTTTGTACGTAGGGACGACTATACCGCCAGTAGATCCTGGCATTCGTTGCATATTCCTCAGAACGAAGGGAGCAGCGATCGAATCTGTTTTCCCAGTTCGACGTCCGGCGACGATGACTGTTGTATTCGCGCCAATTAGCTGCGTAAGCCTCTGAGGATCGTTAAAGTAAACTTTCTTAAACTCCTTCATCATCGTCCTCCTCTATAGTTTCGTAGTCATCAAATAACTCTTCCTCTTCCAGATCAGGCTCTTCATACTCTACATCGAGAATATCAATCGTTTCCTTGCTGTACTTATCAATGAGCTGACGGATGCGGTCTTTTATTCCCGGTGTCTTATTGATGCCGAGAACCGAAGGATCATCCGTTGCTGTGAAAGGTTGAACAACAATCATGTCGAATGGAAGTTCCTTATCCTCATCGTCCGCATCGATACGGTTATACTTTCCGTAAGATGTGGCAGCACGTTCCATTGTCTTAGTGTCTTTCCTAGCTTTAGCCATCTTATATGTTTCGAGGATCATCTCATTGAACTTCCAACGTGCGAAGTCGCGAGCCGTTTTATGGAAGTTCGGGAGTATAGCCTTGATGATTCCGAGATCTTCGTATGCACGTGTCTTCTCCACGCCATGCCTTGACATGAGCACAGAGACGAAATCACGGTCAGAAGAAGAAGGATTCTCTAGGATCCAGTTATACATATCTCGCAAACGGAGAAGCCTTTCGGCTTGCCGTTGCGCATACTTCTCCATCAGTTCCTCTTTCGGAGTAAAGAGGTCCAGTTTGCAAATGTCTATGATATTAGGTTGGCTCATTCATCATCCTCCATATCTAAAAGTGCTGCACGGCAGTTTTCGAGAGCAAGCGGAGAACCGACTTTTGCCAGCTCAATCTCCTGCTTACGGAGTAAGAGCTTTGTTGCGTTCTTACCTGAGAAGTACGCAATGTTAGCCGGGCTTTCAAGCATCATTATGTCCTGATGCAGCTCCTCCTTCGGAAGTTGCAGGATAGAGGCAATCTCTGTTATTGTCATATAGACAGAGGCCATCTTGCGGATATTCTCCAATTGCTCTTTGGTATAAGTCATAGAATGGAATGCTATGGTATGTTATAAGATCCTGAATCTGTTCAAAGAGAGTATTGAAAACATTGTTTTCGGTACTGACTATCGCAGACTCGTATCTGTTTCCTCTGGTGAGGTTCTGTGAAGTCACGACGGAAACGTTTTGTCCTGACAATGACTTTACGAGCAGTATCTTGGAATGGTTATCTGCGATATACGCATCTTGTACCACTTCCTTGATGAACTGCCATAGATTTATAGTTTTCTGCGTAGCTTTTCGGTCTAGCAGAACGGTAATAGAATGTATGCTCTCAGACTTTTTTCGCATAAAATACAACCTTCTCAGAAACTCTTCCGAGATAGAAAAGGTAGTCATCCACACGTCCGATTTGCCGACTTGCTCTAGAATCCATTCCAGAACGTCGGCAACCTGAATTGTGTTAGTAAGATATGCTTGTGTTGTGTTGTCTGAGAGAAAGAGAGGTCTGAGATAATATGTTATATCAGCCCTCCTTTGCATCTATAATGCCCATTTCGGTGAGTTCTTCAATCAGCTCCGTTGAAGGATTGATGATCTGACCGAGTAATTCGAGAATCTGCTGCTTCTTTTTTTCCGTAGGCTTTTTCTTGTATTGTCCCTTTGACATTATCAGCATACGGAAAGCGTTGAGTGAACGCTTCTTTTCTTCTTCAGCAAGCTGCTCTTCTGCATCTTCTGGTTTTGCCCCGTATTGGTCGTAAGCTTGCCAGTTCTTATGCATCTGCTCGTCTTTTTCTATGATGTCTTTCAAGAAGGGATATTGCTCGGCATCGAGGCAAGTAACCTTATCGTCAAGCACGAGCTTACGCAGTTGCACATGATCTTCGCGCATAGCTTGTAGAAGTGAAAGATTCTCGGTGTAGAGAGCCTTGATTTCGTCAGGCAGCGAGTCATGATCTGAACGCTTACCACGGTTTTTGTTAGCCGTATATTTAGAGCCATCGAGATTACGCTTGTGTGCAATCTCGGAAACCTTTTCGCGCATGACAGTAACTTGAGCGTGTTCAACAGCTTTAGCCTTAGCCTTGACATATTTTTCCAGCTCATAATCCACAACACCGCTTTTCGCTACGAGGTTGCGCATCACGTTAGCGTACTGAATCTGATTAGAAGTCACTTGGAGCATCATCATAGCTCCTGCTTTGTAGTCCCTCTGGTTCTGAGGAACAGCCAGCCATTTCTGTATTTTTTCTAACATATTATAATTTGTTATTAATTCCTGCGAAGAATATCAGGTTCTTTTCTTTTCCACCGAATGCACGTTTGATAGATGCAAGCGTAGAGCCAGTAGTAACAATATCATCATAGACGATGATGTTAGGTTCTTCCGGCACTACCGAGAGAGAAAACGTAGCATTCATCCTTCGTCTTTGCGTACATTGCATTATGTCCTCGTAGAATTTTATGTTCAGAAGCTTTGCAAGCTCAAAACATACGAGAGTGGCGAAGTTCCGTTCAACGTGTCTTCTGCGAGGAGCGGTAATGAGGCAATACCCACCAGAACGAAGGTTGCTACCGATAACATTCCTAATGGTCTCATTCATGTGAATAGCGAACACCTTAACCATATCGTCATCCTCCTTAATCTCTGAAAGGAGTCTGCCATACAGAGTCTTTTTCCAGATGGAGATGAAAGAAACACCGCATCGAGGTGATATCTTAAGAACATAGTTCATGTCACATCGTGCAAGAACCTTGTCGCTATTCCATGCTTTGCGACCTTTGTCCTCGAAAACGTTATGCTCTGTTTTCTCATCTGAGACCATAGAGGGAAAAGAATCAGCGAGGACGTCTGAAACCTCTGGAACGTCCTGCACCTCGTGCAAGAGTCCTTTGACCTCGACATCCTCGCCTTCACCGACATATATAGAATTCCTATTCATATAGGAACATTAGTTACTGACCGCCACCACCTACAACTTCGTTAATAGTTCCATCAGCTGTTACGATCTCACCTTCATAGAAAGGAGAAGGAACAACGTCGGTTGCCTCTACGTTGATAGTCGTAGAAGCTGTGCCGGTAGCGCCCTGACCGAGGTCCTGGTTTACTGTACACTTGATGTCGTACATCTCAGAACCAGTAACACGAAACTTGCCATCAGCCGTTTGGCAAATGAATACGTTATTGCTGTTGTTCATGACAGAAGCAAGAACGGAAGCATCTTCTCCAGTCCCTGGATGCACGACTGTAAGCTTGTTAAGCTGTGTCTGTGAAGGATATTCACCCTGTGGCTCTGAAGTATGTGTTGACTTATCTGGAAGAATGTCAATGTACGACCAGTTAGCACTCTCAGCAAGTGTAAAACTGCCTGAGTATTTGGCACTCGTCACCTGACCGATTGTGTTTTTAGTAAGCGTAGGCCATGCTACAATCAACTTCTTGTTGATGTAGTAGAGTCGCTTGCGGATGCCGGGGAGGACGGGAGTACCCTCGCACCAATCCACCGATTTCTGTAGAGAATCACACGTATTTGGCATAACTCATAATTCTTTAGATTGTTATACATTAGCCCTAACCGTTAGAAGGTTGAGCTAGCTTGATAGCCTTGAACACGCGAGAATCAATAGTCTCGAACTGAGCACCGAAGAACATTCTCATCTCGAAGGTGAGAGTGTCAGGAGCATACTTGTTGACATTCACGCGCTCAACGTCACCCATCTGATCGACACCTATGAGCATATTGTTCTTAGGAGAGATGTGGATGTATTCTGAGTTTTTCTTACCAACGAGAGGCACGAGCTCGCACATACCATCAGAACCTTCAAGAGTTGTCTTCTTGAACTGGGTGTTGTAAGGCAGTGAGCCGTGGTTAGTCTGATAAGAGTCGCAGTAAGCATCATAGATGTCACGAGACATGAACATCTTACATGGCTGATCGCGCAGTTCGTCATCACATGAGCGGTAGTATTCCTTTAGGACACCTTCCGCATTAGAAGCTGTAATGACGGTATCACCTACATCATAGTTGTTCTTAGCTGTAGTAAGATTTCCTGCTGTAACCTCTGCAGCTGTAATGGTATCGAAACCATTGAAAAGTGCAGATGTTGTAGTGCCAGATGAATTACGAACCGCAGAGAACAGGCAAGCGTTGAGTTTTTTGCCAATCTGCTTAGCCTGAAGTGCTAGAACGAGCTTCGCAAGATCCACGTTCTTTAGAGCATCACCCATAGCCTGAGAAGCGAGGTGGCCGAGAACTGTAGAGATAGAAGCGTTAGGCTCGAAGTCTGCATTTACAGAGCCGAAGAATGTTTCAAGCTCGCGGTAGATGATTTGCAAGTTAGCATCCTGTCTCTGATTAGGAACATAAGGACGTAACTCTACATCTACTTCACCAGAGCCGACACGTTCTGCGTGACGGATGCCTGGACGTAGGGTCATGTGCTGCAAGCTAGAATGAAGGCCGATAATAGGCAACATAAGAATCTGCTTGCGGTAGGTTGTGGCTGACTTATCAAAGTCATTAACACCAAGAACTGTAAGGGTCTTAGACATAATTAACCGAGAATTTTAGAGATTTCTTGTGCCTCTTTCAGGCTAGAGAGGAAGTCATTATCTTCTTCCTCCCCTTTACCATTACCACCGCCATTGTTGATGACAGAGGTAGGATCATCGATAGGCTTCTTCTGGAGCTCTTCGATGGTTGACTTGAGCGTTGCATTCTCGTTAGCGAGTGCAGTAATCTGAGCTTGCAAACTCTCCAAGGTAGGCTGCTGCTGTTGCTGCTGCTGTTCCTGAGATTGCTGCTGTTGCTCTTGCTGCTGAGACTGCTGCTGTTGCTTAGACTGCTGCTGTTCCTGAGACTGCTGCTGTTGCTGCTGATTGTTGTTCTGTTCCATATTCTTTGATTTAAAGAGTTTTGAGAGTTTTGCTAAAAGTGATTCCTCTTCATGCTTAAGCATTGAAGGGATTGGAATACCCGCTTCTTTGAACTTGTCTTCCATTGAGGATGTAAGAACAACCTCCGACTTCTTTTCCTCTGTCTTGATGACTTCATCAATAAAGCCATACTCTTTGGCTTCGTCTGCGGTAAGCCACAGTTCCTTAGACATGAGAGAAAGCAGCTCGTCAGTTGTCTTGCCAGTACGCTTGGCGTATGCCCTTGCGACTGCAATATCAACCTTCATTGAGTTCTGACGAGTATGTTCAAGTTTTTCGATATGCTCCTTCAGTTGTTCCTCGTTCATTGAAGCCCACTCAAAGACAGTCACGCTGCACTTGTGAATCAAGTAAAGCGCATCCTCTTCCATTGCTACGTGCTTGGCTCCCAGAGCTGCGATGGTAGCAGCTGACGCATTCATTCCTCTGAAGGTGACTGACACGTCACCGTGGTTTCTGAATGCTGAGGAAACCGAAAGACCAGTATGAGTATAGCCTCCAAGCGAGTCAATGAGGACACACACGGGACTATCCTTCTTTTTATTCAGGACGTAATCGATGTAATCGGAATCGAAGTCCCAGCCACCGACAAAGCCCTTTAATGTTAGATCGTAAGTCATATTATATAATGTTTATATTGCAAATGTACTTATACAAAGCACATTTGCAAAAGACCTTACATATAGCATTCTATTGGAGTAAAAGCGCTTTTCATACAGATTTCATAGGTATGCACTTTCGGATCTCCGTTAGGAGCGCCCGAACTCGAAGAGCGTCCAACCATAGGCATCCGCACGTCATCGCCAAGCATGAAAGCCCGTCCGTCTTCCAGTTCTACGGCATAGCACCAACCAATAAGCGGTAAGTCATTATTCGATCTGAAGGTAAGTTTTGCCTCTGATACTTTGCCGTTATTCTCTACTTTAGTAGTCGCTGTGAGGATGGGAACGCCAAAGAACTGCACTTTGTTCCTGCTGTAAGGACAAATAACCTTTTGTTGCCCGGCTGCCATAAGCTCACAGTTCCGAGGCGCAAGTGCGTGAGGAAAACGGATGATGTTTCTCACTCCCGGATAGTTAGTTTGAATATCTGCCATATTGCTAAGATTTTAATTATTATTTTTATTTCAACCTTGTGACATTCAGCGTTTTAAGTAACGGTTAAAAAAGATTAAAAAAGCCATTATTTAACTTTTATTAACCCGAAACACTTTCCGCTATTCGTTTGTTATAGGCTTTGCGGATTCGGTAGTACATCTGGCGGATTGACTCCCAGTTAGTATCTCCTCTCACTCCGCTGATGCCGTGTTTCTCCATGAATGCTGAGATAGCGTCACCAATATCCGCTTTGCAATTTTCCAAGGTATGCAGCTCTTTCCACATTTGAATTTTGAAGCGGTTTTGAATTGCTGACTCCAGGGCATCGACGGCTTTAGGTGGTAGGTAGTTGAACTTACGGACATCGAGAGTCTTGTACGTTGGTATATAGACAAGACAGTTAGCATCTGGAATGCACTCAGCATTTTCAGGTTTCTCCTTCAGGAAGTACTTAACGATTGTTGATTCATTACTCTCCTTGATAAGTCTCACCGGGTAGCTACCACCGTTTTCATGGATAAACCACTCACGGAGGTAAGGCGTAAGCTTGATTGCGATTGTGTAGTCTGACATAGTGGTAACAGTTATAGGTATTCGATTGATTGTTTATTGGTGCAAAGATACAAAAAATAAACAAAACACTTTATTAAAATAAACAAAATATTGATTAAAACACCAATATTTACCTATTTCCTTCATTTGGAGCGCCCGAAATCTGAGGGCGCGACGCGGTTTCCGCAATTTCGACAAAAAGAAATCCCCTCCCGAAATGGGAAGGGATTCATTTATCCATTCAAGGCATTACCTGATACTGTTTCAAACCTTATGCCATAGATATGAACTTTATAGTCTGTTGTGAATTTCTTAACGAACTCATTAACCATCGAAATGAAATCAAAAAGCTCCCTATCTGCACTATCCCTCAGAACTATGCAGTATCGATAGTTGGGGAGTCTGAAAAAGTCCCATATATATTTGTCGTAATTTCTTCCGAAAAAACGAATTCTTTCCTTTTCATTATCGCAAAAGTTTTCGTTGTATGAAATTCGGATACATGCTTCTTTCATATTGTATGCTTTAACCGTGTTAGCGAGGGCTGAAATATTATTACTTATCTATTATGTCGTTAATTCTAGTTACAAGCCCATCAAGTTCGTATGCTATGTCGTTTATCTCGTCAATATTCTCTTCCATATCCATAGCTTTGTCTGAGCAATTAAGATAGTCGGGAATATTGTCGTAACTTTCCTGCTCTTCCATAGCAACTTGTGTTAGCTCATTTTGTATGTCTTCTAACTTGGCTACAACATCAGATAGCCACTTTCTTCTTGCCTTGTTCATAGCTCAATGTTTTAATCTGGTGGTGGGTTTCCCCAGTTGCAAAATTACTAAATACTTTCGGTTTCCAAGTGTTTACCGCGCTTAATGGCGGTAAAACACATATCCACTATCTTCATAATATCCATCATAACCCAAATCTCGTGCAAACTTTTCGTAGTCGAAATATGTCTTCGCGAACTCCGGGAGGTCGTAACATTCATCCACAAGCTGCTCCGCATAGTCTTCTAGGCTGCCATATTCGCCCATATAATCATCATCGAAGTGGTCGAAATCATCATCAGAGAAAAGATTATACCATACAGAAAACGCTTCGCCATTCTCGGAATATTTGTCGTACCATTCCATTATCTTCTCGAATGTATCACGCCCGAAACATTCTGAATACATAGAACTAGGGAAACCTTGGAAGTCCTGAAACATAAACTCTGGGTCTTCCTCGTCCTTGTGTATCTCACGGCACACCTCATAGAATGTGTCGTAATCCTCACACGCTGAAAGGCTAATCCATTTGCCGTAAATAGAGCCTTCATTATATTTGCGATATGTGCCGACGTAAACCATCGGGTCATCCTCATTGTCAGCGAGGTAGTCAGATATGTTGAGAGTGCAAGAGCTCTGAGAACCTTTTTCAATTTCGGATGCAACAGGCATTGTTGGTAGGATGCTGTTGCCGTTGACTGTGTTAAGAACTGAATTTTTCATATTACTTTTGTTTTAATTGTTAGACATGCCGATCATGCTTTCGCCCGATCACCTTTTTCGATGCCTAACAACTGCGCTGAAAGTTCTCAGGGCAAGAGATAGCGGTAATTATTTTCCCTTGTGGTGGGCAGATTTGCCAGAATGGGAAATCTGAAAATAATTGCCGATACGCCCTTGACTACAGAACTAGCGTAGTAACTTTGCATCGAAAAGGGATTGGGCGCATCATCGGCACGTCAATTAAAACAAAAGAAAGAACACGGTCAACATCAGGGAATCATCATACTACCAACACGAAAATGCCAGTAGCAGACGAATCATAAAGAATCATTCACTCATTTTATCTACTAGTTCTTTGAACTTAGGAGATACGTTGTAGGCTATGAATAGCACTACAGCAACAAAAAAATAAACAATAGCTTCCATACTTATAAATTTTTATTTATTAGCTTTATTAAATATTTCCGCTTGCAAAATTAATTAAAATAAATATAATCACCAAATATTTGAGCAACAAATATTTATTAAACCAAATATTTTAACACAAATTCTTTGTTTTTCTTTATATTTTTATTATCTTTGCATCGATTTAATAAATTAGTTATATCAAATATGGAGTTGAGAATCAAAGAAATATTGAAAGAGCGCAACATGAAAATTGCAGAACTTGCGGAAGCCGTAGGCGTTTCGCAAGGAGCGATGTCATTAGCGATTAACGGAAATCCAACGCTTTCCACGTTGAAGAAGATTGCAGATGCACTTAACGTGCAAGTCGTTGACCTCTTTGAGAACAGGACAATCAATGCGAATTGTCCGCATTGTGGAAAGCCAATCAGCATAGAATTGAAATAGAATCACCTTTATTAAAATTGAACAATAGTTTCATGACAGAAGAGGTTTGCCTGTGAAGGTAAACCTCTTTTTATTTGGGATTGCTATTATAATTGCAATGATTGCTATCATTTGCCCAGTACCGGGGAAATGTTAGCAACTCCTATGTGATTCCCTAGTGATTCCTATGTGATTCCCATTTTCAATAAGAGCAACATAAGAGCAGCATAAGAGGAAGAACGGACTTACAACGAAGGAAGAACGAAGGCAAAAAAAATGCCCTACCATATTCTGGCAGGGCAGTATTATTAATAAAAAAACTGTTTACTTAGAATGTCGCAAATGACAATTTCTCTTTAATTTTGTTCATGGTAGTTCTCAACTTCTGATATTGCATTTCGCTTGCTACTGCATGTCCAGAAGCATACTGGCGTAGTTGAGACTTGTTGATTCCTGCTTCATCAGCAATTTTGCTGATATTAAAGAAAGGAAACATGCTAAAGAACGACTGAATATCATACTTGTATGTAATTTCGAATTCAGGAGTTTCGATACCATCCTCTGCGTTCATTTCCTTCATTTCTTCATAACACGCAAGCATATCCTCTCGTGCCTGTTCTGCTGTCTCACCATAGCCTGCAATACCATAGTTGCCCAGATTCTCTGTAATACTGCATGAATACATTCCGTCTGGAGTCATTTCCATGATGGCTGTTACTGGCAATTTCATAATTGTAGTTGTTAAGTTGTTAATTTGTTGATGTTTAGCTAATATTCGAGTAGCAAGTGGCGAGGAGAGTCTTTCGACTCTCCGATTGCTTAATCTCCTAGCAATATTCGCCTTGCTTCTTTAACAATCCTGTTAGATAGTTCCTGACTCTGGTGTCTTGGAATTGGATATTTAGCTCCTGTTTTTGGGTTTGTCCAGATGTCATGTCTACTACCGTTTCTTGCTATGAAGCAGCCTGATGCGGTTAATTCCGCGCAAAACTGTTTGGTCTTCATATCGAATTTTGTTAATTATTAATTTTGTTACTGCAAAGATAACGAAAAAGTTATGATTACACAAACTTTTTCGTTATTTTCTTCAATTTTAGGCGTATTTTTAACATCTTTTAAAATATTTCCATAAAAAAAACATGGAAAAACATGCACAAAACCTATATTCTTCTTATGTTACTTTAATCCCTAAAAAGTAAAAAAAAGAGAAGGCTATGATACCTTCTCAATTTTCTTTGAGCTTTTCTTAGGAGCTTCGAGCTGATCACAGATGGCGACTCTGTGTCCTGCTCTGATAAGCTTCGGGAGATAGCTATCAAGTGCATGGTGAGGAAAGCCAGCCATCTTGCGCTTGTCTCGCGTGTTGAGCGTGAGAGTGATGCCGAGGACTTCAGATACTATCTGAGCATCGTTCTCGTATGTCTCGTAGAAGTCGCCGCATCTGAAGAGTAGCAGAGCTTCAGGGTGCTTTTCCTTGAACTCATTGAACTGTTGGATATATGCCAAATGAGTAACTTCTTCTGAGGAATCGGAATCAGAGGCTTCTGCCTCTGAATCCTTTTCGAGTTCTTGTGCATCGCTCTGAGCGTTGGCAGCCACTTCATTAACGTGTGCTGAAGCCTGAGCCAGTTCTGCCTTAGCCTTCTGATAGGCTACTGAGACTGCTGCGAGGTCAATCTTGTTGATACCGAGTTCGAGCTTCTTAGAGAGCATGAACATGAAGCGCATTGTCTTCAGCGGATCGGTAAAGCTGCGAGTAATGTTTAGCTTACCTTCCATACCCTTGACTTCAACCTTGAAGCCCTTGTTGCCGTTCTTGAACTCTGTTGCGTTAGCAACGATCTGTACTGCTGAAAAAGAATAATTGGTAGTCATAATATTATCTCCTATATTTTTAAGTTAGACATTTATATCTTGTAAAGATTCATGTTGTAGATGTCAATACCCTGCTCTGCAGCCATTGATGAAGCCTTTGAGTTTGCATCTGAGAAGTTAGAAGCCTGAATCTCGAAGGTGATGTATTCATCATTATAGTCTTGTATCTCTACCATATAGAAATTCTGTGATAGATGTCTGGAAGACTTAAGAACTGAGGTGTTGTAAGAGTGAGTCATATCTTTTAATTTTTATAAGTGAGACATTTTGTTAATTTTTACGATGCTAAGAAACCTCGGGTATGGAGACAGTAGAAGCAAGGAATTTGCGATATTTTTACCCGTCCGGGCGAGTAATAAAAATCACGTTGCAAAGGTTATTTTTTTAGAAAAATGTTGGAAATCGGGATTATCTGACCAGTACTTGATGACTGTCGAGCCGACGTAAATTTGCAGAGGAAAAATACCAATGTCTTACTCAGGAAAATTGATATGACCACGCAACACTTCAGTTAAGTGTTCAGGAACAACTATAGAATTTAGGTAGAGGTAAATGACTGATGAACATACATAGCCTTGTAGATCCTGGCACTCTTTCCGCTTCAGCAAACTAAGGTTTTATGTCTGCAGAGTAGGAGAGACATGACAACGTGTTTACAAGGAATGTCGAAAAACATAGGAATATAGGACAAAACCGACATCGCCAATTTCTTTAGTACAGATTGCCAACGTATCAGAGGACAGGCAAAAAGCGCTGTGTTGAAGCCAAGGAAAGGATGGTGAAAGCCATCATTCGCAGTTTGATTCGCTTGATAATGTTGCTTGTTTTTGCTCGATGATGCCGAACCGAACAAGTGATTGACCAGTAGTTTCATAGCCGAAAAGTATAAAAAACGCAGTACACTTTCAGCACTTTTTTCATTTTAAAAAGTGTACTGATGCTTAGTGATGCAAAAAACTAGAAAATTTAGAAAAAAGCTATCTTTCACACTAACAATAAGTTAGCGATTTTCGCATTATAAAAAACATGTTTTTTTCTATAGGTGTCGTCTGAGTCGGTTACTTTTACGGAAAAAAGTGTACTTTTGTACTTTTTTTAGTTAAGATGTTGAAATACAAAAAGTTACGCAGTACTATTTCAGTACAAAAACTAAAAACAGGCGCTCAGCACTGTGCGCACTTTTAGCACTTTTATTTTTCGCAAAGTGTACTTAGTTAAATATATAATATTCAACGATTTACGTCAGTACAGTACAAAAGTACACTTTTTATAGTACTTTTGTAAGAGGTAGAGAAGAAAAAAAAATAATATATAAAAAAAAGTCTATGGCTTCGCGAAAAGCCATAGACCATGTTATTCCCAAAATACAACCCTCCAAACGGTAGAAAGATAAAAGGTCGGCTAATAGTCGAAAAGCGACGTTTGCCGATATTCCCAGATAGCGAGCTTTACAACCTCGGCTACTTCTGGAGGCCATACCTTTGAGAATGTTTCCCAGAGGTATGAGAGCATTCCTATGATTGCTCCACGTTCTGACTTGTATAGACCGTTCTCAGAAGTCGGCTCTATGTTGTATCTCTCTTCACCTATATGGCAGTTATACCCTGCCACGCAATATGTGAAGCCGTCTTTGTTGTAGTTGCCAATGATGACTTCAATCACATTGTGTTTGTCTTCCAGAATGATTTTCTTGTGGATGTTTTCAAGCGGATGATCCTGCTTGCATCCTGAAATTCTAAGATTACTAAAATTCATTATTTATCCTCCTTCTTCATTTGTTCGATTTCCTTCTTTTGGATAAACTTCAAACCTTCTTGGGCTATGTCCAGGATATTTTCGAATCTTTCATCCTTGTATGCTTGCATTGCCAAAGCTGCGCCTATGTTCAGAGGGCTACCGGCACAAGCAGCGCCGAACATCTTTTCTTCCTTGAACCCGATAAGTAGGAAGTTCATTCCGCTTTCTTTATATTCCTTGAACAGAAGCATCTGAGCTTCGTCAAGCTGTTTGATACCTGTTTTCTGCATGTTTACCTCCTGTAGCTATTGCCTGTTTGGAAATCATTATTGTGTGGAAAGGTTTTAGAAGGTGATTCCTTCACGCCGATTTTTTCCTCTGGGAACACCTCAGCCATCGTTCCACCGATAGTTTGAACTTCGAGCCATTGCTGCCACCAGTGAGCAGCTATTGCCTTTACCTTTGGATCACTCTTTATCAAGCATGTAAGAACTTGTTCTTCCATAGCGTTAAGGCCTTCCCCGAAAAGACGCTTACGCATAAGATATTCAAATATTTTCATAATTCATCCTACATTAGTTCCTTTTTCATTTATATATTGATCATCAATTCTTAGACCTTGCACAAGAGAGTCGGCTAAGCTCCTTATTTCTCCACATTTGCAATCCTTCTGGAGGAGAATCAGAGCAATATCACCGCGGAGCTTTCGCCAGTATTGCTTTTCCTCAATCTCAGCCTTGACAGATTCAGTCATTATTGGATTGTAGCTGTTCCATATTTTATTTAACATATCGAGGTTTCCCTCGGTATGTTCCTTTTCTGTCATCTCATGCATATTCTCAGACACTTCTTCCTCGAAGATGTGTATTGTGTTGACATCAAACCCGAAGTTTTTGAGCCAACTAATCACCTTGTCAAATTCTACTACTTTCATAACTCATCCTCCTCTTCTTCTATTGGTTCTTTATATTCATCACATGTGCTATCTTCTTGAACAAGTTTTTTTATTTTGTTCTTATAGCACCAACCTAAACCATCATATCCCCACTCAGCTGAATGATGGCAATAATAACAAATCTCTTCTAACATAACTATTTCTCCAATTTAAGATTATCTGCCAACTCGTTCAGACCACAAAGTCTTAGTGCGTGTTGCAACTGATGGACAAAGTTTATTTTTGCATTGCCTATATCTTTCATAGAGAAACCACTCTCAGTAATGCTAAGTTGAAAATCACTTCCAAAACCATCCTCAGACCTATGCCACCATTCTGCCCATGCGTCTTTGTATTCAAATCCATTTCTTTCGAGAATTTCTGTCGTAAGTGGGATAGGCTCTATCCAATCAATATCCACAAACCAATTACTACATTCCCTTTTAACCAAAATGGAACGCTTACCTTCTTCTATCGCATCTACTTGTGCAAAAACTTTTTCTTTGTGTGTTGCGTCTAATGTTAAGACGCAATCTCCTATCATTAGTTCTGTTGCTTTCATAACTATTCCTCCTTCTTTAAGCTAGCCTTTAGCTTTTCCACAATTGTTTCTGTATCTTTATCCCAAATGTAAATAGCGATAGCAAGGCTAAGCAAATTTATATCTTTGAATTTCATATTCCCATTCCTCCAAACATTCCTTTTCCATCAATTAGTATTTTGAATAGATTTCCCCAGATGTTGTTGGGGATGATGTCTTTTCTGTTCTTGTATAGGTACATCATTTCTTTTTTACCTATCTTTCTTGCCAGTCTGACATTTTTCCTGTTCTTCTTAATCTGGCTGAAGTATTTATTTAGAATTCTTTTCTTCATATTCTACATCGTTTATGCTTAACTTCTTCTGGATGATCTTAATTATATCCGCTTTACTCCAGTCTTTAAGGCTGTAGTAGCGGAAATAGCGCCTTACCTTTAGCAAAGTCCTATTGGCTTCCCTATAGGCTTTCTGTTGAGCCTTGATTCTTTCGCAGTTCTCAACATAGTAGGTATGCTGTTTTACTTGAATTCTAGGAAGGTTGTTTTGCCTGTACCTTTTTTGTCTAGCAGAATTCATCTTCCGCTTTTCCTCTTGGCTTCTGCCGTAAACGTATGCTCTAGCCATAGCTATAGGATTCCGTTAACCGATTCGTCTCTGGTAGAGACTGTGAAATACTCAAAGCCGTTAGACTTGTCCATTCCACCTGTAAACACTTCGTTTCCATAATTCTTTATGAAGTCGAAGAAAGACATACCTCTTTCGTTTGGTCTTCTAGCGTTCAAGTCGAAAGACTTCATTCTACAGTAAAGTATAAGCTTTGTCTTGAAGTTATTTGCCGTGACACCGAATTTGTTATCTGAGAACTCTGCATGATATGCATCATACATATCTTTACGCTTAATGCGCATATTAAGATGTCCTGCAGTTTCATCAAAGTAAGTCTCTGCCCATTGATAAAATGCTGAACCCATCTGTTGAAGAAGAGTTCTCTGGATGATATCGTCCATTGGAGGTTGCACAGCACCTTGACCAATTCTATACCAAGACTCTGCCATAGAACGTAGGTATAGCTGATTACACTCGCACATCAGATTGTCAAACAACGTCCATTGTTCTTCATCCCAATCAACGAAGAATGAGTGCCCGAAATCGTCAATCGGACGGTGGGCATCGTTGTAGTAATCGCTAAAGCTCATAAACGTAATACGTTCCATTGAACTGCGATCCGTGGCATTGATGGCATGGTTCGTAGTGATGTAGAACTTAGGTGATTTTTCCTGCTTTATAGTGTATCGGGCCATTCCTTTAGGATTGACCTGAAGATCACCAGTAATTGCGAAGAAGAAACGCCCGAAATCGAAGTTTACTTTCACGTCATCAAGAAAGATATTTCTAGTTTGGGGATTGACGTTGGAATACAGGAAATCATCGTCATTCTTTGTATTACGTCCGTCAATCGTCGTTTGTTCCATCATCTGATTAAGAGCCATACCGATTAACGACTTACCAGTACGTCCGTTTGATTGACCGATGTCACCCATCTGACCGTCCATAGCTATGACTGCTTTCAACTCCGTCTGAAATTTGAAGTCATTGAGCAGATAGCCAATAGAGGTGACTTTGTTTAGCAAGTGCTTACTCCAAAGCTTTGTCTGTTCATCGGTCATAAAATCCTGTTCACTCCAGAAGTTGGAAGTGTTGCGAAGGAAACGCAGGAACTCGCACTTCTCACCTTCGGGTGTTAGTTGGATCTCGAAGCTTCCATTAGCGAGAGCCTTGACTGATTGGAAGATCTGACAACGCCTGAAGTTGCGCTTGATGATCTTGTCTTCCCATATTACGGCATGCTGCTCTTGCTTCTCTATCGAGTCGGCTGTAACGGCAACACATCCGTTCATGTAGTAGAACCGTTGTGTTATAGAGTCGAAAACATCGAAATTGTCATCTATCATCTTCAGAAGTGAAAGTTTGCCATTGCTCATGACATATTCAACCTTAGACGAAAAATATTCCTTTACGTCTTCGTCCTTGCAATTGTCTTCTACAAACTGATAGACGAAGTTTCGTATTTCGTTTATACCGCTTTCTTTTACGATGTTGTCCTCTATATGAACAAACTTATAATCGTCTTTTTCGAGGTCTGCAGTATGGATCCTGTAGAATCCGTTTGCAGCAACGAACTTAAGCATTTCGCGATTGACGAAGGAAACAGTCTTTTTCCCTTTATCATCGATGTCAACGTTCCACAGCTCATTATCCGAGTCGTATTTGGTCGCAATTTTCAGCTTTCCATCTTCCACATAATATGTCATGTGGTTGATGCGGAAGCGTCCCAGAGGTTCAAGCTGAGCCTTGTAACGCTCGAAAAATTTCTCAGGTTCACGGAGATTCCAGAATGAATCTATCTGGTAGTCTGATAGCGTGGAGATCTTATGAATGTTAACATAGGTGGCTTTACCGTCATGTGCAAGCATGGCATGCTTGATATCCTCGGCAAGCAGATTCTCCTGACCTTTCAGAGTTCCACAGAGAAGGTCGTCAATACCTTTCTCGTCCTGCTCGTTCTCGTTGATGTGGCCGATGTAAACATCAACAGATACGTTGACATTTTGCATCGACTCAACGTATGTACGGAACTTCTTGGCAGCTCCAGCAAATGACTTAGGGCGTGTGTCAACCATTTCGTTGGCTGACAACGAGCTTGATAGGTGATCCCAATCGCTATCAAATAGCAGAACCACTTTCTTGATTTGACACCTCTGCACCAAGTATTGGAGATCCTGGATTACTCCAGTTTCCTTGTTCCCGATGTTGTTTATTCCTTGTATGGCAATAGATGGTATGCCATGCTTACATGCTTTCTCGGCTTTTTTCTCTCCTTCTTGGATTATAAGTGTATCGAGTGGTGTAGCGTTCTGATAGTAGGTTCTAATTAGCTGTGGGAAATAGAGCTTCGACTGTGCATTAGGCGGAGTTTGGTATTTTATACCCTTTCCCTTTGCGTTCTTATGTAAATCAGGATTTGACCATCTCACACGCACATAATCCTTCTGTCTTCCTGCTGCTCCTCTCGATGCGTATTTTACAAGATCTCCTTGAAGGTCGTAGTAGAAGATGAGCATTTCATCATCTTTGAGGTTGAAGGTCCAGGTTGTGGTATCGTAACCACCTCTTACGAATGTTGGAATGCGTATTTCGCTTCCGTCATTACCTTTTACTGTTGCTGTTACGTCTTCTACTGTAAGACCTGAAGCTTCCAGCTGTCTTTCGCAGAAGGATTTAGTTCGCTTTTTGTGAGTGACAGGCTTTGTCTTTTCCTCTTTTTTGGCTTCTGTCTTTTTAGGTTCTTCCTCTATTAGGTAATTAGATTGCTCTGCAACATACTTCACGGCTTCTGGAAATGTAAGATTATGGAAATACATCACGGCATCTGTGGCAGAAGAAAAACCTTTTTCGCAGGCTTGGCAATAAGCAGCGGACTCAGCAAGACCGCCTTTAGGCTTGTACGTCACAAGACCTTTGTTTTTGCCTGACTTTCCGCAGAATGGGCATACACGGTATTTGTGAATGCCGATTCCTTTCAGGTCTGGTATGAACTCCCTGATGTCAGCCAGGGCGTTCATCTTTTTAACTTCTTCTTTGTCGTACATGGTTGTTGTTTGGGATTTTACAAATTGTGGGCGCATACGTACTGAAACGTTACACCATCGAACGGAGGATTTATATAACTCTACTAACCTAAACAATGTTTGAGAGTTCGATGTGTTGCGCCCTTGTCTGCTTCACAGCAGACTACTTAAACAAATATAAATATGTGAGTAATAAGATTTATAATATGATTCTTCTTATAAACTTGCATGACACGAATTTGTCCCAGAAAAGAAGATTAGCCTTGTTGATTGCAATAAGGCATCTGTTTTCTAACTCTTCTTTTTCAAGTCTGAAAAGATCATCTTTCATTTCAACACGCCATTCGCAAGTTCTTCCAGATCTTCGCTTGGCTTCTATTACTGCAAAAATCATATTATATAAATTATTAAGTTATTTTATATTGAAAAGGGAAGGATGTGGTCGCTATAGCCTTTGAGAATGTACCAGATTCGACAAGCAGTCATGGAGTCCCACGCTTTTGAATAGCTTTCCCGACAACAAGGAGTCCGAAGCTCTTTAATCCTACCTCCTCGCGGTTATACTGCATTTTATGCTCTATGTTACCATTAGAGCCATCCATGACTCCGAGCAGTTTATCCACGTATTTATGTATAGTGGCATTCTCTTGGCTTTTTTCGATGTCCTTACGAAACATCGCATCCTTCCCTATGGATTTTCAGCTTGCTTTAAGCTGCTTGAAATTTTTCCGAACCTCGTTAATTCTTTCCTGATACAATGGTTCTACCTTTGTTCCGGCATTGGTCCAGTTGTAAAGCTTTGACCTGTCTATGATGCAAGCATCACAGATAAGCTTTGTAGCTTTGTTGCGGTCAAGCCTACCAAGTGAATCAAGCCAGTTTTTGAGATTGGCATTAAATTTCTCCATAAAAATACTATTATATAAAATAAAATTATTAAATTTATCGATGCAAAAATACAAAATTATTTACTAAATAAACAAAAATATTTAGTAGAATTTATTAAAACGTTTATTAAAATGTAGAAAACTGTAATGTCTGCATTACAAAAATAAAGTATATTAAATATAATAACGGTATTAAATGAAAGATATAGGTTTGTTTTTTAGAACTGAGATCGAGAAGCGAGGACTTCAGCAAAAGATACTTGCTGTTAAGTGCGGTTATTCAGAAGCACATTTCTGGCAACTTATCCAGAAGGAAGACATGAAATGTTCTCGTTATGAGAAAATATGTCGTGCTTTAGGTGTTAGTCCTATGTCAGTTTTTGATGTTGATGGTGAACATTCAGAACCCCTCGATACGAGGGTTTCGGAAGGTTCAGATGACATTAAGAGCATGAAAACGCTTCTGAAGGAAAAGCAAAAACGTATTGAAGCGTTAGAGGAAGCTTTAGCTTCTACAAAAGAATTATTACAATTATACCGGGACAAAAACGGGACGAATTAACCCCTTTTTGTTGTTTTGTACCCCTCTCACAACTATCTCAAACATCGATTCCTCCAACTTGTAAAGTCTGGTCACCCCGACAGAAAAACGCTTAATGCGTTGGAAAATAGGTTGTTTCGTATGATTTAGTGAAATCGCCGGGACAACATCGGGACAAAGTTTAACTTTTGTTGGAGGGATCAAAAGTCTCGCCAACAAAAAAAAATGCAATCAAAAAACATCGACTTCGCGCATAGTTATGCATCTGATTTGGCAGAGTTGCGTTCATATCGTTTGCCAGTTTATAGGCAAACAAAGGATTGTGACTTTGTGGAGTACTATGCCTTTAACCCTGTGATTGGCAAGCTAGGACGCAAGCGAATCAAAGTAAATCAAGTAAAAGGTACACGCGCACGCAAGGAATACGCTCGTTCCATCATTGAACGTCTAACGGAGAAATTAACGAAGGGTTGGAATCCTTTTATTGAGGAATACAACAATTCAGAGCTTATGCTTGTTAGTAAGGCGTTGGACGAATTTGTAGCTTATAACGAGCGCATGAAATGTGAGGGTACTTTTCGCAAGCAGACGTATGACGGATATAAGTCATTCGTCAACTGCGTCCGTGAATTTACTTTGCAGCCTGGTAATACAATCACATACCTTTACCAGTTCGACACAAAGTATTGCACAAAGCTTTTGGATGACGTTTTCATCACCCGAAAGCTGAGTGCCCAAACGAGGAATAATTATCTTGGCTTCCTTCAAGTTTTTTTCAACTATCACAAGGAGAAAGGGCATATCACCGTGAACCCATGTGATACCATCCGAAAGATACCAAAGAGGATGTTGAAGAAGCAGCGTGAGATAATTCCGTCTGAGGTGGTCGGCCAAATGGCTGACTATTTGAGAGAGCATGATCCAATGTTTTTGTTGGCTTGCTACCTCTTGTATTACTGTTTTATTCGTCCTCAGGAACTTTGCCGATTGAAGCTTTTCAATCTGCAGCTCGACACTCATACTATTTATATTCGTGGTGATCAGGCAAAGAATCGAAAAGACGAATACCTTACTATGCCTAAGAAGTTGGAGGAATACATTCAGAGCCTTGACTTGTCGGGTTATCCTAAAGAGTATTATATTTTCAGTACGCATCTGAAGCCCGGCATGAAAGAAATACTCCCAATGCGTTTCCGCGAACATTGGGATATAATGCGCAAGGCTCTGAAGTTTCCTACGACTTATAAGTTCTACAGCCTGAAAGATACTGGTATCACGGAGCTTGCAGACAGTCATATCACAAACATAACAATCCGTGACCAAGCAAGACACAGCTCGCTTGCAATCACGGATATATATACACGTCATGCCGGATGTCATGCAGTTCATGAGCTGCTTGACTATGACGGAAGCTTATGATTCTGTTTCAACAACTCTGTAGAATTCTCCTTTTAGGAGTTGCGACATTCCCTTTTCGGTGAAAGTAGCTGTTATCTTCTTACAAAGGAATGCTTGACCGCTGATAATGAATAATGATCCTACGTCTGGTATATCGTCGGCAATCCACTTGAACGTGTGTTTTACACGTCCTTCGATTTTTTTGTTTACGAAGTTGCTAGCTTCGAGTGCAAGTGAGTAGCCGGAGAAATTGAAGTATGTCGGTTGTCTGCAGGATTCAGCCCAAACAGGCTCATAGTTAGAGACAATAGGGTGGGGGATGCATATCTTTCCTACGTCTTGTTCTTCGTATTCCCAATATTGTGGTCCTTGCCCAGAACTGCCTTGATTAACCCATTTGTCTTTTTTTAATGTTCTTATTATCTTGAACTCGTCAAGTATTTCGGCATTCCAGAAAGCTACAAATAGTTTGTCAAATACTTCTTTTTGCGCTTCTTTTTCATACTTGCGTATGTATATTTCAGCTTTAGATGTTTGCCCGTGGAAGTCGTCGTAAATTGCATTTGGATCTTCTTTTTCTCCGCATTCAAGGAAAACGGCAAAGTCATAATCTGTCTCGTCAATTATTGCAGGAACTATTTTTAGTTCAACAGACTTGCTTCCTTCTTTTGGTTTTATAGGCGCGAACTCGCCGATACGTTCAGCGTAGAATTGTGCGCTGTCAATATCTGCTATTTTTACGTTAGGATTGTCTGGATCTTGATAGTCGTACTTGCATTCCGTACCTTTTTCTACATAGTAAAATTTTTCTCTATTAGCATAGAAACAAGCTGTTGATGCATATCTCTCTTGATATTCTTTTTCTACTGTTTTGAAGATGCCTCTTCGTATCATGCCGTCAAGAGTGTCGTTGTAGTTATCTACCATTATTCCCTTGTAGAAATGTCTTCCTGGTCCTAGGCTTTGTTGATATTCCAAAGTGTCTCTTGGAATTGTGGATGTCATAGCCGTGAACTTCTCGCTATCGACTGAGGCATAGGCTTTGCCCATGTTCTCCTCATATTCGGATTCGTCTTCTTCTGTCTTTGTCGCGGTTGCTTCTTTTATGACTTTGATTTCCACCTTGTTATGGCTAGCTGCCTCGGTACTGGGAAATGTCATTTTTATTGTTTTTGCAATGTTGTCAATGTCGAACTGACAGTTCATCAACTTTTCAAGTTCTTCTATGAACTCCGTTATAGTCCAATGAGGTAGTATGTAGTTCCAGTTATACTCTCTCCATGTTGCAGGAACGCAGTTGCAAATAAGCAGCCATTTATAACGGCTGTTA